AAACAACACAAGGTACCAAAACCATTATAGATAACACAACAACAGTTGCATCAGCAGGAACAGTAAACAAACAGTATATGCAAACTCCCGCTAAAGATATACCACCAACATATGCAAGACAATCATGAAAACTATAACTAAAAAACTAGGTGATGAAATATTTGTATGGGATCCAAATGCCTTTGACGGTAAAGGTTATTGGTTTGTTCTTGGTACAAAAGGTGGTTACGGCAGATTGGCCAGTAAGAAAGAAAGAACCAAACTAGGTGTACCATCAACAACACCACCAGATGACCAGTCAAAGGCAAAAGTTACGCCTATTGATCCAACATCATTAAAGAAATCTGTGGAACCTTTAATTAAAGACACCATGTCTGAAGAAACAAAGGCAAATGCTACAGGTATGAAAGATACATTTAAACCATCAAATGTAACCAACAACCAAGTTACTAATGCATTATACACAAAAGTTTCTGATGGCCAAAGACCAAGATTAACAAAAGGTGATAGTGTTTCTAATGTTTTGGGTAAGATTTATAACTTAATGAAGCAGTATCATGAAGAAGATGTTAAACGTCTGGTACAAGAACAAAGAGATAGAGTTAGAAAAGAAGATGATGAGAAAATATATCACGACAAGTTGATACAGGCCATAACAGGTAAAAAGAAAAAAGGTGGAAGCAAAGTTGCACCAATGGCTACAAAAGATGAAAAAACACCTGATATATTTGATTCAATCAAAGATACATTGAAAAATATGGTGTTGAATGCATTAGAAGATTATGGTATTTCTAAACTTTTAGGTAAAGGTGCAGCACCTATCGCAGCCGAAGCTGCAGGTCTTGGAGCTGCCGAGGCCTCAGCAGGTGCAGGTGCTGCGGAAGCTGCAGCTGCACCAGCCGCAGCCGAAGCTGCAGCCGTTGGTGAAGGCATAACTGCTACTGAAGTTGCTGGTAGTGTTGCAGTTGCAGGTTTAGGTGCAGCTACTGGAGTAGCACTTATGTTAGTATCACCTTGGGTTGCATCTGCAAAAGAAAGAAGAAAGATTGAGAAGAACCCTAATGCCCCAGAGTACAAGGACAATCCATATGCAATGAAGGTTCGTGGTGAAGTAAAGACTGAAGAAGAAGGTGCAGCCAAGAATATCAAAAAAGGAATGAAACAATACAAAAGGCCGGAGATTGAACAAGCCGTTGCGGATAAAAATAATGATGATGAAACATTAAAAGCTGCATATGGTGAAAATCGTGCGGGACTAAAAACATGGTTGAAAGAACATCCAGCTCCATTTTCAATGTATCAAGCACCAAGTGATGTGAAACCAACTACATTACAAAAAGTTGGTTCTGAAACATCTACAGCAGCTGCAGGTCGTGGTTCAGCAAAATCAGCAGCAATCGATCCACGTAGAGTTGATATGCCTAAACAGGCCGCTGGTGCTACAACAGGAGGTGGTGCATCTGTTGGTGGTATGCATGGTGTTTCGCCTGAACCGAAAACTTCTATACCAATGGAAACACCTAGTGCGACTCCAACTCCACCTGTAGCCAATCCACTAGGCCAACAAGCAGTAGCATCTACACAACAAAATAACCAATTAAAGATAGACCAAAACACCACATCAAAAACTACGGTGATTAATAACTCAAAGAATGTTAGAGCAGGTGGTGGTTCTACTTCAGAAACTATAACAACCGATTCTGTGCCTGTACGTAATGATGAAGACACATGGTTGAAACTGCAAAAGTTTAATTTCCGGCCAGTATAAAAAACCCCGCACTAGGCGGGGAAAAACACTTCGGGAAAAGTGAAAATGTTTTATTCTTCAGCTAACTTTGCAAAGTAAGCCAAATCATCGTCTTCTTCAGTAACAAGTTCTGGTTCAGGTTCTGCTTTACGTGGCATAGCCTTCAATGTCTCTACTGTGGTTTTAGGCACAGGTACATCACCATTAAGTCCTAGAACTTTCTCTAGGCGTGATTTCAAATCATCATATGACTTGAACTCTTTATCAGCAGTTAGGTCTTTCAAACCAAACTCTGACTTCCAGATTTCTTCCAACTTAGCATCATCGTTAAGCAATGGTGCAGGTGTTGCAAATTCGGACTTATCATAGTTCTGATAACCAGCAACTTTAGTAATCTTCAACTTGAAGTTAGCACCAGTCCACAAATCAAATGGATTGAACGCAGCCTCATCTTCAAATGTAGGATTCATTACGCCTGTAATCTTTTCAAAAATCTTGGCACCGAACTTGAACAATTTAACTTGTCCTTCATTCTCTGGATGCTTAGGATCAGATACGATATAAACATTGGCGATATAACTCAACTTACGTTTTTGTTTACGCACAACATCTTTGTTGGCTTCGATACCAGAGTTCCACAATTTGTTGTTGTGTTCACATACTGGACATTGCTGACTCTTAGTAGTCAAACACTTATCGATTAACCAACCACCAGGACCTTGAAAACCGTGTTCAAAGATTTTAACCCATGGCAATGAGTCATCACCATCGGCTGCTGATGTAGGCAGAAAACGGATAGTAGCCATGCCGTTACCAGCTTTGTCTACTTCTGGTCGCCAAAAATTGTTGGATTTATCTGAGCCTTCTGACGAGTTGAGTTGCTCAACTTTGGCTTTTAGTTTGTCGAGATTCTTGTTTGAGTCTCTCTTTAGATTTGCGAAATCTACCATGATTTTATTTCCTTTATAAACGGAGTATTACGGATTATTGACGGATTGTCCACATTGTACATAATATAAACATATTTATACACTCAGGAGTGTACTTAAAATGCTGATGGTTGTTAAGGCATCTTTGTGAAGAATACCAGTACCACCAGCCTTATTCCACGCATCGATAACACCTTCAGTATCATCAATGAGTATAGAATTCTCATCTGCATATTGTGCCTTCAATGAAGCACCAGGCACAAAGATTGCAGGATATGTGATGCCATTCTTATCAAGCCACAATTGTTTCTGGCGTGATATGGTGACATTGCTTGAAGGCCTTGCTGTAGATGATAGTATCTCAATAGGCACTTCAATCGTTTTTAAATAGTTTAATAGTTCATCTGCATCAGGCATTTTGTCCAATTCTGCAAATGCGCCTGCATTATAGAATTTATGAAACAGGTCACCAAATCTATGGCGACTTTCGGCTGATGCCGGTGATACATTGAACATCTCTTTGAACTTCTTTTCGAAATCACAAATGACTCCATCCATGTCCAAATAGACTTTTGTAAACTTATGCATGTTCTATTACTATCTCTTTTAAAATGTTTTTAAATTTAACCTTGTCATAGGTAACGAATGGTGCATACTTTTCACATTTTAACCGCCAATTCGGCCAAATAATATCATCACTTATCTTTCTATTCCACATGGGAAAGAAATTCATTATATCATTCAGTATGACCATCGTTTCAATAGCGATGGTGCCAGACATTACTTCACGGAGAAGTTTTGGATGTTGGCCATCATTGACAATCAACATTTGATCCGGTGCATCATTACCTACAAGACGTATTATATCATTTTCAAACACATATGTCAAGGACTGATTGGTCTTTTGCCACTTTGAATATGCCTTATCGCCTTCTGGTCCTAACATCTCACCAACCCATGTACTGTCTCCGTATATGAAATTAGCCAGAAAAAAGTTCCTGAGTTGTTCCAATGAATACTTACGAGATAGTTTGTAGAACTGGTACTTGGCCTTGTTCTTCATAAAAGAATCTTTGCTCACATTGGTTTTGCCATTGTACTTAAAGAAGTCGTATGAGGATGAGGTAAAGTGTGTCTTCAGAGCATTATATAAGGCAAAGGCTTCAAAGCCTGTGTTCTCAGTCATATTGGCAATTTAGAACTTTTCTTTATTAGGTTTGCTGATTGGGCTTCTTCTCTTATTCTAGCCTTGAGGTGTGATGATATAAGTGTTGCAGCCACTTCAACTTCAATACCTGTCTCGTCACAATGTTGAATGATTGCTTCCATACACGGTACACGGTATACGTCAGCAATCTCTTCAATCTTCAGGCTAAATTCACGGATTTCATCTTTAGAAGGCATTATTTTCTACCTAGTGCATAGGCCATACAAACTGGTTTTGCATCTGTTTCATAGGCACATTTAACAGCAATAGGGTCTACACCTTTTTGTATTGCAGCCTCAATATTTTTAGACATATTGTTTCTGTCATTGATACTGTACATGAATCCACCAATGATAGATGAACCAGCTAGAATAGTTCCACATACTGCGACTGTTAATAGATTTTTTTCCATTTTAAATGAACTCCTTGTTTCTGTCAATTGAATCTTTTTTCGACCGGTAAAAAATGTGGTTACCAATTTGTTTAACTTTCTCCAACTTTGTCCAACCTGGTTGGACATAGGTGGCGTGATAATAGGTTGCTCCATCTGTTACGTCTTTCATTATTCCATAATTAACAACCAGATTGGTTGCAAGTTCCAAAATCTCATTATACAGTCTTCTATCATGTATTGTCAAGTCTTTTTCGGTAGTTCTTTCACAATACCAAGAAAATTGACATGTCCCATTGGTTTTTTGTTTAACCACGGAACATATGGTGTCACCATAACCAGATTGGACTCTGTTTACAGTCACAAATGCCACGGCTTTCCAACCATCTACAGGTTCATGTGCCGCTTCAAAGTAGATATTTTCTGCCAAACAAGTGATTTGAACCTTTGTTGGTTCGGCCAATTCACTATATGATGTTTTGAATGGTAAAAGTTTTTGTGTGTCGATGTTGACACAGGATAACATCACAATAATTGCAGAAAAGAATACGCTAATGAGTACAGGTTTACTTCTCATGTGTTTCTTTAGAGTTAAGGGATGGTGGGTTTTAAGAACCCACCGAAACTATCTCAGAAAGAGATTTTGATGCCAGCAGTAACGCTATTACCTGTGTAGGTGTCAATGCGTTTTTGTGTTTGTTGGTAGCGATAGTCTGCTGTCAATGCTACGTTTTTGGCTACAGGTACTGTTAGACCAAGGCCTGCTGAACCAGCATAACCAGATTTAACACCTTCAACTCTGACATATGCACCACCGACTTTAGCAGTCAATGTGTTGCCTTTAAAAGAATAAAGGTCATAACCACCAATAAGGTCATAACGGTTCTCTTTGAAACCTGCGTGTTTAACACTCTCGATTTCACCAGTTACACTATACTTGCCCATTTGTTGGCCAAGAGAAATGCCATAGTCATTGCTATGTGGGTTTGCATAGTCACGACCAGCAGTAAGACCTAAGTCCATAGCTTGTGCAACACCAAATGTAGCTAACATTGCTGCTACTAATAGAGTCTTTTTCATTTATATTTCCTTTTCTTAAATGAATTATGCTGGTATATAATCAATACCAGAAGTTGAGAGAACACCAGTTGTTGCTGGCGCTACACCAATCAAACCGATAGTTTGTTGGAAAGTAGTAAGGTGAGCAGCTGCTACTAACAATGCTGCTTCTGTTGTTGAACCTGTTGCTAATGCACTAATATAAGGCAGTGCTTGTGTTGGTGTTGGTGTAACACCCATTACATTAGCATATACACTATTAACAAATGTAGCATAATCAAGATTGGTTGCAACAAATGGTGCAGAAGTCACGATTGCCTGAGCAATTTGTGTACTTGTTGTACCTGCATCTTCTAATTTGATACCGATGCCTTCATATGTTGTACTTACTGTACCACCAAATGAAGCTTTCAATAATGCGTATACATCACCAGCAGTACCAGTAAGGTCAAAAGCAGTGGATTTGTCAGTATATGCAACACGATTCACTCCTTCTAATTTATAAGAAACAGCAGTCATCAATGCAGATGTAACTAGGATATTCTTGTTTGCTGTGTCATTTACAACGGTAAAGTCAGCACTCTTATCGCCTAGGTTATAAGATGTAACACCTGTAACGTCAATGATAGTATAATTCAAACCATTACCAATCTGGCCTGTACCTGCAGCACTAAATGTAGAAATCTTACCGCCTGTACCGATGCCAGTCACTACGACCACATCAGGATTAGCAATTGTTCCACCTAAATTTGTACCTGCAATAGTAACAGTATCACCAATTGCATAACCAGTACCAAGGTTTGTGGCCTCAATGACTGTGGTATATACACCATTAGTTTTCGTTACGTCAAATTTGGCACCTGTACCAGCACCACCGGTTGTGCCTGTGACACCGACATATGTTGTATTAATTGGCGTTTGGCCAATTGTTACTGTTGTTCCCATTCAAACTCCTTGTTATTAAAAAAATATGGTGGGTATTCTGTTACGAGGAACCCACCGAACCCTAGTCAGCGTTTAGGCTGCCAATATGAATTTTTCATCATTTGCATTTACTTTGATTTACTTTTTACATCTCTCTGTGATGAGTTGTCCATGCCTCTACTTGTTACCCTGTCGAAACCATTTCACCCCCATCAAAAATACACCAAAGGTCTTTTTACAAAATACTCCCAGTTCGATGTATTTTTGGTGGAGGTGGGGGCTTCGAAGCCCCGTCCAGAACACTTTTTGATTTACTTCATACAACCATATTATCTAACGGCCTCTGTATGCTTATGCTTTACAGACTTCTTTAGAATCTTAAACCACAACTTCTTTGCTTTCTCCAAGTTGTGTTCGAACTCTGCACGGTTCAATTTCATTATTAGTTTTTTGATTTTCATTGATTTGGTACCAATACAATTTTTTGTGTGTTAGTCTGTGGATCAATCATTTGTTGCCAATGATAGCCAACTGGAGGTTGTTGTACGATTGGTTGTTGAACAATGATTGGTGCAGGTTCAACATAAACCGTATTTGGTTTAGATAGTTCATAACCAATTACACCGCCAACTAAAGCAGGTGCAATCCAACCACCACCGTAACCGCCACGATAACAACAATAACCACCATGATGGTGCCATTGAGCCATTGTACTAGCAGATGTTACTGCCAAAATTAATGCTAATAAAAGTTTTGTTTTCATGGTAGTATTATATCCTTTCCTAAAAGAAATGTCAAGCACTTAATACCTTATTTACCACATGACCCGTAAATGTAGTCATTTGCTCTTCAATCCTGAACAATTTACAATGATAACCTAGCTGGCTTGTAACATCCAGAGTAGGATTATACGGGTCGCCTATTCTATTTAGGAATTCCACCTTATTTTCTTGGTCTTTGGCCTTGGCCTCATCTAGTGTATTGTATGTAAACTGTGTCTTAGCGAAGTCATCCGTCACAACAAAAGTAGACGTATAGTATTCAGGATGAAGTGTTTTCTTTATTCTTTCTAATACTTCTGGTGACAAATGTGTTTCGTCCCAATCATCTGCACCTGATGCAATTAGAAACTCTTTGACCTCTTTGTTGGTCTTACCAAACATATTGGCAGCTCTAAGTTTTTGAACTGCATCAGGACACATACCAAAATATACATACTGTCTTTCTGTCAATATGATTGTGTCTTCAGGATTTTCCATTTTGTTGATAGTAGTAAATTGCTTCTGCCAATCCATCAATGTGGTCTGATGTTTTCTCTTTAAATATTAGAGGTTCAGAATCTCTTACGGCCATGATGATGACTAAATTATTTATTGGCTCACCAATCAACTCTTCATACATTAAGGAATAGGCAGTAGTTTGCCAAAAGTAATCTTGTATATCTTTTTTATCTTTTGGTTTAGATGAGGTCTTAAAGTCTATTACAGACAACTCACCTTCATACTCTGCAATACAATCTACACGACCTGCCATACCGATGCCTTTAGACCATAAGGCAGCTTCTTGGTAATGTATGTTATTGATATTGTTAAGTAATGGTTTAATTGACAGGAACATCTCCATTGCATCAGGCATTGCCTTACTCATGTAGTCTGTCTTGTTGTTGAGATAGTGCTCACAGATGGTGTGGACATTAGTGCCACGTGAAGTGGCCTGCCTTGATACACGATTGGCTTCTTCTTCACCAACACGAGCACGCCAGTCCATAATAGCCTTCTTCTTCTGTAAACCAATAACTGTGGTTACAGACGGCAAGCGAGTACCATCCTCTAGTGTATAGTATCTTTTGCCGTCAGGAAAAGTTTGAGATTTTAAGTCAGCAAGGACTTTAGGTGGACAATAATTAAACATCAGTTTGATTTATAATAGCTGTAGATGTTTCTTTGTCAAGTGTAAGATAACCTTCACAGGTAATATTCCAGTCATCTGCACCTAGGCCATTGCCTGTGGTCTCTGAAAATGCAGGTGATACATTGATTTTAAAATTCTTCACCAAGTATTCTTTTTTACCATTTTCAAATACACGCCAGACATGGTCCATAGAACCACGACCTGGCATTCCACGTGACTTATTAAATCTAATGTGGTATTTGTTCATTATACAATTTCAGCAGTTGATTGGACTTCTGTATTTGCATCTGGTGCAGGTGGTGTAGCAATCCATCTTGAACCTAAGTTGAAGTGAATGAACTTCAATGGTTTCTCATTACCGTGTCTTGTAAAACCATGTGGCACCCATGTGTTCATAAAATACAATGTACCTGGTTGTGGAACGTAATTGACTGCATGTGAAGCATATGTCACTTGTTCCATATTTGCTTCGGGTAGGTTGATTTGTCGTTTTGCAGGACGTGGATCAAAAAGTGAAATACGTGAGCAATTTTCTGGTGCTTCTAGAACATAGAAACCAGTAATCTGTGCACCAAAACCATGTACGTGCTCTTCATTTGCAGACCTCATATGATGTTCTTGTGCCCAAAAGTCCATGATATAGACTTCTTGGTTTCGCATATCATGGCCTTGTTCATTCAAAATATTCCATGATGTTTGTGCGACATACATCACCAAATCTCTAACACGCTCATCATCAGCAAATGTATTAGACATGACTACTGGAAACAATTTATCCATTAGTTTATCTTTTGGCTTTTCTTTCTTAGCCTTATTCAAATATTCTTTGGACACAAACTTAGCAGTATCTAAGAATTCTGGTTTTGCTATCGAATAGAATGCAGTAGGAAAATGATATTCTACTGCTAATCTATTGGCCATTTGTTCCGGTGTTAGTTCAGGTGGGCAAACTTCACCAACGATTTCTACTGTCGATTCGACTGTTTCACTCATAATATCTCCAAGGTTGAATTAATGTAATTGTATCACTTTTTATATAGGTTGTCAAGTCTATAATTTATCTTCTATAAATTGATTAGGATCAATCAACTTTCAAGTAGGTTTAGTTGGCCATGTGATATTTGCCGGATCAGTTTGAGTCTGTGGCAAGTCTCTTAGTGCCTGACGATAGGTTGCCCATGCGGCCTTATTAGATGCATTGTAATCTGGCATCTGTGTATAGTCGGAAGCGGTCAATAAGGCATCTCTTTGAGAGCGTATTTGTATCCATAGTTGTGAAGGTGATACAACTGGTGCAACATAATCAGCAATAGGACCATATTTACCAGCAACAATATCACTATAGATATTTACGCCATGGTCTTCTGGATCTCTTGCACTTGCAGTAAATGGATGTACTTCATTAAATTCTGCAAATTTAACCATACAATTGATTGAACTTTTGTCAGCGGTCCTATAGTATAAATTTGTAATAGATTCAACAGTAAAAGACATTTTTATTCCTTATGAAACACGAACCCACAAACCTGCTAAATACGAACCAATTCCACAACAATTAATTCTCGAATTTGACCAAGACATTGCTCTCCAAGTTCCGGAAACACCACCTGAACCACAATTTCCAAAAAAACCATAATAACCTCCGTAATTATCAGCTTTTATACCAAGAGATGTATATGAAGAGGCTGATGGCTTATACAAACATCCTCCAGCAAGGGTAGTTCCAGGATTTCTTGATCCACCAGCGCCACCAGCTGTTGTCAAAGCACTAGCAACCAAATAACTACCAACACCTCCATAACAAGTTGATCCTGATATACCACTAGGACCAGTAGGGCCTGTTGGACCAGTAGCACCTGTTGGACCTGTAGGTCCAGTAGGTCCAGTTGTAGCTCTAGTGGTCATTGTTGTACCGTCACTAAATGTGAGAGTAGATCCTGATATACTTATTGTCATTTGTTTTAATCCCTATTAAAAATAGCGTTATTTAACTATTTATCTCCATTTAGGACCTTCAAACCAACCTGCTAATGAGTATCTTGTGCCTTTTGTTACGGGTTTTGCCTGATGTTCTATGAAAGATGGAAAAAATATGACTGTGCCTTGTTCTTTCAATTCATTTGGATTTGGCATCTGGTCTGCATACAATTCAAAATCACCACCCTCATAATTATTAGGATCTGATAGTTGTACAATACAACTCAGTTTACGGTGGTATTTCTTATCACCATTGAGCCAAAAAACATCATGATGTTTGCCATAATAACCTTCATATGCCGAGTCATACTCAGCAAACTGTAAAAAATCTAATTTTGTAATATGAAAATTAAACCAATCTTCGTTGGCAACTAATGCCATTTGCCATAGTTCATTGAATATGGCTTTATAATTTGGATCATGTTTAATGATAAACGATATTTTAGATTTTCTGAGCTCATCAAGTCTTGCACTATTTTCACTATGGCCAATAGTAGCATCTGTTTTTGGTAATTTTGAAGCTGATTCTATAATATGTTCACAAACATCTTTCGATATTTTACTTTTAAAATAACACCATTCACCATTCATGTATCCATACCCCTATAATAGTTTGTCGTATCTCTTAGTTCTTTCATTAACTTAGCGTACTCTGCTAATTCCCTTTGTATTCTTTGTTTTTTGGATTGCTCGTAGTAAATACGCTGTGCTTTTGACATCATTCTTTTTTTGCTCATATAAACTCCTGTTGTTGATGAAAGAAACAATAGGAAGTTTTTTCACGGGGGTCTGTTCATGTACACCTCGCTTCTGTAATAACACTGGAATTTGCTTATTCACAATTACCATTCTCTAGGGATTTTAGTTTTATGAGTCTCTGCAAGACGGTTACCGGCCACATTATTTTTCATGCGGTCAATAACGTATTTTTGAAATGTGGAATCTGGTTTACCAACGCCAGGTACACTGAGGCGAGAACCATCAGACATGATTGGTAAGTCTTCGAAAGTAAAGTAACGCTCAAGATGTGGGTTATTGGCTTTAAACTCATCAAGTACCGTATAAGACATGGTGTGCATTTCTACTTCACCTGTGTTTTGGTTTAAGAAATCATATCGAGGCATCAATATTCCAATTCTAGTTCTTTGTTTATTTTAGATAAATTGTCAAGTATCATATCAACTAACCATCTTGGTCGTTCCCTACTATTTATCTTTCCAGACCACGACCACAGATGTTTTTTGCTATTGTAATAATAATTACGATAAGATGCAATAGAGTCGCCTTTGATTTTGATATTTTCAGGCATGGCAGGTGTAGGTTCTGTGAATTCTACATTATTAGGTATATTTGTGGGCGGATACATTAGTTCTTCTACAAGACCAGTTTCTTCACACTTGTGAACTTTACCATATCGATAGGTATATTCTTTACACAACTCGTTTAGAAGTTTCCATAACCACACATAATTGGCATATGACTTACGAACCCACATGCATGATGGATGATTGCTGTGTGTTGCTTTGTATAATTTACTTTCACGTTCATCTGGTAATTGCCAACGGCGCATCAGACGGCCAGATGGTGAACGGCCTGTGGTTTCTACGCCATCAAGCATACGATGTGCTGTAGATAACAGTTGACAATACTCAAGAATCATTTTGATGACATGCTTGTCGCAATGCATCTTTGCACATTCTTCCACATTATTTGACAAATAGAAAATATTCATACTTCAAGCCTCACTCTTTCAACATCAGTCCAATCACAAATCATCACACGGCTACCATAATGGTCTAGTTCATAGGTTTTAACCTGTAAACCAACCTTAATAACCTCATCACCTTTAACCGATTCTAACACACGGAATTCATATTGTAAAGTCTTATTAATTTCGACTATCGGTGCAGGCACTTCAATTTTGAATGGAATACTTGCACCACTATTGTTATAGTTTACATTTCCAGTGGAAAAACCACCATATACAGTTTGTTTAGTAGGATTAATTAACATCATACTTCCTCTGCAAAGATGTTAGACCATTGTTTAAGTTTTTCAATCTTGTTGAATGAGGCTGTCTCAATATTATCCAGTTTTACGATATTGAATTCAGATAATAGTTTAATCATTGCAACCAAATCACCTAGTTCTTCTTCTAGGTGTTCTCTGTTAGTGAATGATTTACCTGGTTTAATTTGATCCATGCCAAACCTAAAGCATTTTGATATGGCCTGTGTGACTTCTGCACACTCTTCTTGTGTGACCAATAAAATTTCACGTTCTCTTTCATTCATAATGTTCCAATCAAATAACGGCCTAAGCCAAACGCATCAATAATAATAAGGAAAGAATAGTTTAATACCAAACCAAATGAACCACGAGTCCATGCACAATACAATGTTGCAGAACAACCTGCAATGAATACAAAATACAATGGTACGATTGGTATATTTGGTATGGTTATAGCAAATGCAATAGATGTAGCAATGCTACAAGCCCATGCAAATACTTCTAAACTAAACCTGAGCTTAGATGACCTGTAATCATTGATGATATAGTCTTTGACATCTTTTAATTTTCCTCTCACCGCTATCATAATATACTTTCATTTTAATGCCAGACTCTAAAATTGCACAATGCGTTAGGTCGTTTCTTGTCGAATGGTCTTTCATACAAACTATTCTTATCTTCCTCAGGTCTCCAGTCTGTTTCCACAAATGGAACTGGTCCAAGATAAGGCAATGCGTGTTCAAGTACAAACTCATGTGGAATGTTCTCAGGTTCAACATAACCCATACGTGGATTTTGAATTGCCCACATCATTTCTCCTAGGATAGATGCAACCACTTGTAATGATGTCGCATTTTCTCCTGGCAGTAACCTGCGTGCTTCCTTGATGTCCAACTGTGATCCATGCCAGTAAGACTTACCACTCTTTGTAATCAATAGGACTCCTAACTCATCCATTCCAGAGATGATTTCATCCTTTATTATACGCAATTTTGACTGCATGTCAAGCTCTTTTCCACGCATTTCATGTACGGATGCAATGGCTGCATCTGTTGGCTGATAACAATAGTATACAGTTGGTCTATATTTGCCATCGGCAGTCTCCAACAACTTGGATAATGTGATTGCCTCGGAATGTTGTACTAGGAATCCATTGTATGGACCACCATTTGGTACCCATGACTTGCACAATACAGTAAGTCCAGGTTGGTGCAAGAATGCTGTATGACCTTGAATCGTACCACCTTCTAATTCAGGTGGTTCATGTGTGCCATAACCCATTTCTGATGGTGCACGACCTTCTGCCCAAAAACCTTCACATGACCATGAGTTGGTGAATTCGTCTTTCATCTTTGGCTTGTCAATGATTTGTGTATCACGTTCAGCAATTTGAATGACTTCAACACCAAGTTTCTTGGCCAACTGAGCCCAGCCTTCTTTGTTCTCAGGTTTCTCTACTTTACGACCAGCTTTCTCTGCAATCTTTAGCAATGCAGATTTGGCTAGATATGTTACAAGACCTGGATTTGCACCGCCTGTTGCAACAACTGTGGCTGCACCTGGATATTTGGCTGCAATTTCACGGATGTGTTGGTGTGTATGGTACAATGTACGATGATGCAATTTAGGTATTGTTTCGTCTTGGTGGTCACCCCAACGCTCTAATGATGTGTTGACATACAAACGATTGTGTTTTAGGCACCATTCAATGATGGCATCGGCCGCAATGTTCAATGATACATCAACAATAAAACCACCTTCTTCAGTATACTGCTTCAACGTGGCTTCAAGGTTGTTACGCAAAATCTCTTTTCTAACATACTTTACTCCGTTACCAGCATTGCGCTTGCGGAATATTTGACCATGATTGTCTTTTTCAATCACAGTCACCAACTTAGGATCAGTTGTAATATGCTTAAGTATGATTGGTAGAATGGCCTGACCAACAGAGCCATAACCAATAATTAGTATTTTTTTATTAAAATGTGCGTGGTTGTCAGATTTTTTAGGTTTTGCCGCCTCATTCAATTCAGCAGCAAAACTCTTAAAACGTTTAATAGTCGGCATCGATAATCTCCAAAGGTAATTCGCATACCTTTGTATTTATCATTAACCTAGGCTACCAGTTGTAGTACCCATCTCTGATTTTGGTGGGCGTCCACGACCACGTTTTTCTTCATGTACAGATTCTGGAATCTCATGCACAGGTGCTTGTGGTGCCTGTGGTGGTACTTCTGCATCAGAAATGAACCTTGGATATGGTTCTTTGTCAGCTTTTGGTAGATGTTTGATGCGCTTGGCAATATCATCTTCTGATACAGTCTCTAATACAAACTGCTTGAACAACAGGTAAGAGTCACTCACTTTCATTGCTGTTTTACCACCAACGGCAGCAGAGTCAGCCATAAACAAATTACAACCTCCTGTAACCAATGGTGCAATCTCAACAATTGTATCGAGGTTGATAATTACTTTACAACCCTTTTCAATAGAGTTCACTTCAATAAACATACTCATTCCATTCTCCTTTAATAATATGGGATTTATTTATTCTTCAATGGCCTTGGCCTTATTTGGATTCACACGCTCTGTTTTGGCAGCATATATCTCTGCATTAATCATCTTGTTCCTAAACCTTGCACGTTCTTCTGCATCGGTAAAGTTCATTAAAGCCAACATGGTCTTTAATCGTTTTGACATTTTATAACTTGCTGTTCGTTTCATAAGTTCCTTAATTTGGTTTAAATGTGTAGGCGTAGTACATTGAATACAAAAATAATGATATGATGATAGTCATCACAAGAAGAATCAAAAGTTTGGTTGCTTCTTCTTTGTAATAATCTCTCTCAAGCTGTATCATGTCTCTTTGTGCGAGTAACATAGGTTGGCATTCATCTTCGCCACCCAACATATGTATGGTTTTGTTTGCTTCAACTAAACGGCGGCCAGCCGATATGTAATGAATAATAGAAATCATTAATTACTCCAATCACACATTACAGAAAACCTTCCTCATTTTGTGGTGGTTGTTGTGGTTCTGCATCCGAATGTCGGTACTCATAGATTGGTTTATCTGGTACCTCATAAGGGAAAGTTATAGGTACACGAGATTCACGACAAGTATAGTATGTCTTACTGAGTTTACCTTCTCCATCTTTATACCATTCCCAAAAGACCTTACCATCAATATCATACGCTTCACCATCTTTACCATCTTTGAATACGGAAGAACGGCGTTTATTTTGATAATGTGGTGTTCCACTCATCTCACTAACATCGACCCATTCATCATCTTCACCAGTCAATGGTGATAATGGTTTAAATGACATCAGTTTGGATAAAATATTAATTGCATATTTAGCAGAGAAACCAGAATGGCCTTCATCCGCAAACTCTTTAATCATATGCAAAATATGCTTACGCATCATTCCGTTGTATTCATCTTCTTCAGTTAAACCAATACGATTCAACTCACCCTCAGCATAAGATAACATATTACTCA